ACAGATCTCGACACCGCGCTTCCACAGTCAGCTCGTGATCGCGCTTTTGCTCATCAGCAGCGTAGGCTGCGCCGGGAACCCGAGCCCGAGTGTCTCGCCACAAGCCAGCATCGCGCACCACGGGGCAGCGACCCTGAACGCGGTGGCGGAGCTGCAGCGCGGCGTCACTGCCGCGGCGCAGGCCAGGCCGGCGTTTGTCCCGGCGGCACGACAGATCACTGCGGTCGTCGAGCAGATCCATACCAGGGCCGGACAGCTCGGCGAAGCGTTGCGCGCGTACGACGCCGCTACGACGCTCGATCTCCGGAACCTCTCCGAGGCGCAGGTGCAACAGACCGTCGCCAACATCAATGGCCTGTTGGTCGATGCGTTCAACGTGAAGATTACCGACGCGACCGGCGTGCAGGTGTCCGCGCTCATCGCCAACGTCGCGCGTGTGGTGGCCACACTCTCGGCGGAGATCGCGAAGCTCCGATCACAACCCCTCTAGGAGATCATCATGCCTGACGAACAGAATCGTACCGCCGAGGCGCTCGCCGGCGTCAATCTCGTCCTCACACAGGTGACCCCGCTCATCGGGATCGGCATCGCCACCTTGCGTGGGGTGATCGGCTTGCTCCGCGCGAGTGGACAGCCGGTCGCTACTTTCGAGGCGGAGATCGTGGAGTATGAAGCCGCCAGGGCGCGCGTGCAGGCGGCGATCGACGACTTCTACCGCCTGTTCCCACCCGCACCACCGGCTCCAGGCGTCACGCCTACACCGTAGGCGTAAGGAGACTTCACATGCCACCACTGCTACAGTCGGCGATCGGCTCGGTGCTGCGCGCGATCCTGATCGGCTGGGCCGGCTACTTCGTGAGCAAGGGCTACTGGACCGAGGCGGAGGCGACGACGTACGCCAGTGCGCTCGTGCTCTTCCTGCTCGGGTTCGGCTGGTCGCTCTGGCAGAAGTACCGGGCACACCTGACGATCCTCGCCGCGCTCGAGACGCCGGCCGGCACCTCGTTTGAGCGGCTGCAGGAGATCCAGAAGCTCGGGTGAACGCGGCCCTCCTGCCATGTACGCCCCCGCGATCGTCGATCGGAAGGTCGCCGCGCAGCTCGCGCTCCCGGGTATGCGAGCGACCTTCCCGACCGGCGAGATCCCGCGCTACAGCATCGCCGACGCGCAGCAGCTCACCGGGATCCTCCTGCAGGCGGTCGACGATCGCGGGACGCCAACCCGCGCGCTGGCCGCCGAGGAGCAGACCTTCATCGCGAGTTCCCGCATCCTCTCGATCCTCGACTATCGCTATTTCGCCGAGCGCTTCATCTGGATCGACGAGGAAGGCCACGGGCTCCGCCCCCTGTTCCCCCTCTGGGAGTCGCAGGAGTTCGTCCTCCGGAAGCTGGCCGATCTCGAGATCCGCCATGCGGCCTCCGGGCATCCCGACGGCCTACTCCTCAACGTCCTGAAGGCGCGGCAGCTCGGCGTCTCGACGCTCGCCGAGTCCCTCGTCGCCCATCGCCTGCTGACCGTCCCGCACGTGCGCGCGCTCGCCGGCGCCGACGTCGAGGACCAGGCGGGGTACCTGTTCCGGATGGTCGATCGGCTCTACCAGCAGCTCCCGTGGTTCCTGCAGCCGCAGCGGCTGAACTTCGTCAAGAACCGCGAGATGGTCTTCAGCAACCAGAGCTATCTCAAGACCGCCTGGGGCAAGTCGACCCGTGGCGCGCTGCAGTCGGTGACCGGCCTCGAGGGATCGAAAGGTGCGATTGGCCGCGGCCAGACCTACTCGGTGATCCACATCTCGGAGCTGGCGACCTGGGAGAATCCCGAACAGCTCGACACGGCGCTCTTCCCGACCGTGCCGATCAGCATCGCGACGCTGGTCGTCCTGGAGTCGACCGCCGAGTTCGCCGGCGACTGGTGGCACCTGCACTGGCAGACCGCCGGAGAGGGGGAGGGGCGCTTCAGCAACGTCTTCATCCCGTGGTACGCCGAGCCGAAGAAGTACAGCCTGCCCGCGCCGATCGACTGGACCCCGGCGATCCAGACGCTCGAGCATGCGCGCAAGTGCGAGATCGACTCCCCACAGTGGATGGGGCGCACGGTCACGCTCACCCGCGATCAGCTCTACTGGTACGAGCGCACGCGCAGCTATTACGCGAAGAAGGGAGAGCTGGCGAAGTTCCTCAAGGAGTACCCGGCCGATGATCAGGAGTGCTTCCAGTACGCCGGCCGCGCGATCTTCACCTTCGAGCAGCTCGAGCAGATCGATCAGGCCGGCAGCAAGCGCCCGCTCAAAGACGTCTGGGCGGTCGAGCCCGCCCGCGAGATCGCCGAGCTTCGCCGCATGCCTGCAGAGACTGGCGATCCACGGGTGGAGCCGTCTCGGCGCCCCCTGCCGCCGCTGTCTCCTCGGATCCCCCTCTCGACCCTCGCGACCGCGGCCGACGCCTTCCCGGTCCCGCCCGGCTACGGGTTCCGGCGCCTGACCGCGACCGAGCTGCAGGGGCTCCCCAGCCTGCGGCACTCGGTGCTGGCGATCTGGGAGTACCCGCGTGTGCGTGGCCGGCGCCGCTACGTGATCAGTGTGGATGTCAGCGACGGCCTCGGGCTCGACTACTCGGTCGTGGACGTCGTCCGCCTCCCGACGATCGAGGAGCCGGCCGAGCAGGTCGCCCAGTACGTGAGCAACGTCGTCGACCCCAAGCAGCTCGCCTTCGTCTGCGATGCGATCGGCCGGCTCTATCCAGACGAGGACGGGATCGAAGCGCTCGCCGCGATCGAAACGAACAACCACGGGCTCTCGACCCAGGACACCCTGCAGCTCCACCTTGGCTACGGGAACTTCTACGTCTGGGAGTACGCCGACGCCGCGAGCCCCGATCGCCGGTACTCGACCAAGATCGGCTGGGTCACCTCACCACGCACCCGGCCCCTGCTGCTCGCCGCCTTTCACGACGCGGTGGTGAACGCCGATCCGATCACGGGCTGGCCGGACTACGTGCTCAACTCGCCGACCACGCGCGGCGAGCTGCGCCACTTCATCACCCCGGACACGATCGGGAACGCCGAAGCGGCGCGCGGCCAGCACGACGATTGTGTCCTGTCAGCCGCGATCGGCTACTATGTGGCGTGGCGCTTGGCCGGGGGTGAGGCGGAACCGATCGCCGAGCGACGCCGCCGCCGCGCAGCACTCCAGCAGCACGCCGCCACGTCGCACACTGCGCCTCGTGACTGGCGCAACAGCGACGCGACCGCCGAGGAAGCCGATCGTGCCCAGGAGGATGACGATGAGTTCGCCGACGACCTTGCCCGCGACGCCGGGCTCCACTTCACGTCCCTCAGTCCCGAGCGCGACCGCATCTTCTGACCCGCCCCGCATGGGCGCGCGGTCGAAGGTGACGGTCCTGGCGCGCATGCCGGCGCTGACAGCGGTCCGGGCGCCGGCCGATCAGACGCTCACCCTCGCCGACGGGCGCATCGCGCGCGTGGTGGCTGGCGACTGGCTCGTCACGCGCGATCGGATCGTGCTCGACGTCGTCGGCCCGGCGCAGCTCGCTGAGCGGTACCAGATCGCCGACGATGCGACTCGCCTGCTGTCCGGGCAGGTCTGCACACGTCTGGAAGCGACGCTCGGCATTGGGGCGACGCGCACGCCCGAGGATCTCGTCGCCGCGGTCGAGCGCCTGGCCAAGATCGAGATCGGGGGGATCCAGATCGAGTTCACGCCCGGACAGCTCGAGGAGATCAAGCACCGGGCGAAGAAGCGAGGCTGGACGGTCGCGCAATCGCTGCAGGCGGTCATCGATCGGATCAAGGAAGATCTTTTCTGGAGGGGCTGATCATGCGTGTACTGCTGCTCGTCGTTGTCCTGTGCCTCACGCCGGTCCTGGGGTTCGCGCAGGTCGACACCGTCCTGACCGATCGCCTCGGCTGGACCCAGGCGATGAGTGCGGCGGAGCAACCGTCGATTACCTTTGCCGCCTTCGTCGACGGGGTGCGCGTCACGACCGCACTGGCCGCGACCTGCACGGTGACGGCGACGCCCGACACCTACGACTGCGTCGCGTCCTATCCGGCCATGACGCCCGGCCCGCATACAATCGAGCTGATCGCCATTCGGACGGAGGGCACGCTGGTCGTCGAGAGCGGGCGGTCGGCGCCCTTCTCGATTCGGCTGGTGGTCGGGCCGGCGGTGCCGGGGAACCTGCACAACGTCCGCGGCGGCGGGAGTTAGGCCGGTGGCGCTCGCCCGACACGACTACTGGTGTGCAGTCTGTGGAACGCTGACGCCAGACGTCTACGTGCCGATCGCGGTCGGCGCACGGGCGGGCGCCCCGCTCCACTGCGGGCAGACGATGGCGTGGATCCCGGGCACGACCGCGATGGATATCGGTGGCGTGAAGACGGCCGGCTTCAAGGCCTTCGACACGACCGACGGGCGGGGGAACCCGGTGCGGGTCGACTCTCTCCACAAGCTCCGGCAGGTCGAGCGCGAGGCCGAGCAGGCGTATCGTAACGGCGAAGGGCAGCCGATGATCTTCCGCCGCTGGGCGCAGGACGGCAGCAATCG